GCCCACGGCTACGCGACCGGTTTCATCGTCTGAGCATGGACCTGGCATCGCAGGCCGACCTGGCCGACCGTCTCGGCCGGGACCTCACCGACGTCGAGGCACGCCAGGCGGCGCCGCTCCTCCAGGACGCCACCGCGATCATCCTGGACCGCTTTCCGTGGTACGGCACCACGCCCACGCAGGCGTCGAAGTCGGTGTGCTGCGCGATGGTGCTGCGGGTCCTGAAGAACCCGGACGGCCTGCGGTCGGCGACGATCGACGACTACTCGTACACCATCGACCAGGCGCGTTCGGCCGGCGAGCTATACATGACCGAGAACGAGATCGACACGCTGACGCCGATCCGCACCTCGGCGTTCAGCATCGTCCCGACCGCGCCGGCGTGCACACCGTGACCGGCCCGAGCGCGGCCCTGACGGCCGGGCGTACCGCGCACCTGGCGGTCATGCTCGACGTCTGCACGGTGACCCGCGCGACGGGTCCCGAGGTCTACGACGACGCCACACGGTCCTACTCGAAGCCCGTGGTCACCGTCTACACCGGCGCCTGCCGGATCAAACCGTGGCGCGGCAACGAAGAGCACGCGGCGGAGGCCGAGGTGGCGGTGTACCGCTATCAGGTGCGGTTCCCGCTGGCCGCCGCCTCGCCGCAGATCGACCGCAAGGACACGGTCACGATCACCGCGAGCACCCACCCGGCCATGGTCGGCAAGGTGCTGACGGTCACCGAACCCGAGGTGAGCACGACCGCGACCGCACTGACCGTCATCGCGGAGCTGGACTCCTGATGACCGACGATCTCGGCGACCTGCGAAAGCTGGTCGCGGACCTCAGTGCCGCCCCGGAACGGGCGCGCGGCGAGATCCAGCAGGTCGTCTCCAAGGGCGCGCTGAACATCAAGAACGACTGGCGCGGACGCGTGTCCGGCCTGCACCGACTGAAGCACCTGCAATACGCCGTCAACTACGGCCTGATCCACGAGGTCGACAGCATCGGCGCCGATATCGGCTATGACCGGGCCCGCGTCCAGGCGCCGCTCGGCAACATCGAGGAGTTCGGCACCGCCGACGCCCCGGGACACCTGGACGGCCAGCACGCCCTCGACACCGAGGAGCCGAAGTTCCTCGCGGCCCTGAAGGACACGGCAGAAAGGTCGGTGCTTCCGTGACCTCGGTTCCCGCCAAGGCCGGACCGCACGTCACCGCCGTTGTCGAACTGCTCGACGCCGGGCTTCAGGCGCTGCCGGTCCCCAGCCCGATCCACGCCCACTACGGCGAGCGGCCGTCGGGCGACCGCACATGTGTGGTGGTGTACGGCGACCCGGGCGACCTTTCGGGGCCGATCGGCGATCGCTACCGCGACATCGAACTCCTGTTGCAGGTGACCGCCGTCGGCGAGGGGCCCGAACAGGCCGCGGCGTTCGCCGACGACGTCACCGCGCTGCTGCTGACCGACTCCCCGCCGACCGTGGCCGGGCGCCGCGTATGGCCGCTGTGGCGCGTCGCCAAGCAGCCGGGCCGCCGCGACGACACCGTCATGCCTCCGCTGTGGGTCGTCACGGCCCAGTACGTAATCCATTCCGAACCCGCCTGAGGAGATCTCTCGTGGCAGCCATCACCCTCCAAACCATCACGGCCGCAGGCCTCGCATACACCACCGCCTCGGCGTCCGGCGGCGGCGACACCGTTGCTCTAGCATCGGCCACCGACGTCGGCTCCTTCCTGGTCGTGAAGAACGGCGGCGGTTCGCCCATCACCGTCACGATCACCGACCCGGGCACGTCGGCGGCCGGCAACACGGCCACCGCGCCCGCGAACTCCGTAGCAGCGGGCGCAACCACCCTGTTCCCCCTGCTCCCGGCGCAGGTCAACGCCACGACCGGACTCATCAGCATCAGCTACTCGGCCGTCACGTCCGTGACCGTCGCCGCCATCCGCCGGTAAGGAGACCCGCGCATGTCCGACCTTCTGACCGACGGCAACTACAGGGCGTGGTGGGTGCCGTCCATCGCGACGCCCAGCGCGCCCACAACCACCGAGCTCAACGCGGGTACGGCGCTGGAGCCGTACATCACGCCCGGCGGCCTGGCCATCAAGGCCACCACCGCGGCCGTGGACACCTCGTCGCTGGCCTCGACGTTCACCACGTCGGCGGCCGGGCGCCGTTCCTTCGACATCCAGATCGAGATGAAGCGGCAGACGGCGCCCGACGTCGCCTACAACCTGCTGCCGTGGCGCACCTCCGGCTACTTCGTGGTGCGGCGTACGCTGCCCACCGCGACCGCGTGGGCGAGCACGCAGAGCGTCGAGGTGTACCCGGTGCAGACCGGCGAGCCGGACCAGGCCGTCCCGGCGATGAACGAGGTGCAGAAGTTCACCGCGACGATGTTCCTGACCGCCGACCCGTCCACGCGGGCGGTCATCGCGTGAGCGACGCCACGACCGGCACGCCTGTCACCATCGAAGCCGTCATGGGGCTGGTCCGGCCCCGCGAGGCGAGCGTCCGCGTCTGCGTGGCCGGCGACCTGGCTGCCAAGGCCGAGAAGCTCGCCACGGAGATCGACCGGCTCGACAGGATCCCACGGACATCGCTGGCCGACAGCGGCGGCGAGCGTCACGCGCTGGCTGAACAGCTCGACGAGCTGATCGAGTTGATGCGCATCGCCGAGGTGGAGTTCACGTTCCGCGACGTCGGAAACAAGGCATTCTCCGACCTGAAGGCGCGGTTCCCGTCGCAGGACCCGAACATGCGCTGGGACCTGGACGGCATGGCCCCGGAGCTGGTCGCGAAGGCATGTGTCAGCCCGGCCATGACGCTGGAGCAGTCGCTGACGCTACACGAGAAGCTGCCGCGCCAGTCGCGGGATGCCCTGTGGGCCGCGGCGTGGGACGCCTGCGATGGAGAGAACCGCATCCCTACCTCACGCGTCGCCTCCGCGACGACCTCGTCCTCCGGCGCGAGGTAGAGGCGGCGCGGGCCTGGGGCGTGCCGCGCTCGGTGTTCCTCGGGTCGTGGACCCAGGAGGACCGGGACTACGCGCTTGCGCTCCTGGCCGTCGAGGCCGACACGTGCTCCGGCTGCGGCCAGTCCCGCAGCCAGACCACGGACCCGGCCATGCAGGACGGCTACCTGGCCGATCCGATCCGCTGCCACGGCTGCGCCGCGGTGTCCACCGCCGCCGAGCCGTTCGTCAAACCCCGCGACGCGGCCGGTCTGTACTTCAGCGTCCGTCCCCGCAACCAGCATCGGAGGTGAGGCGTGGCGGACCGCACAGTCAGGGTGAACGTGACGGCCAACACGGCCGCCTACACCGCGCCGATGAAGCAGGCCTCGGCCGAGACGCTGAAGCTGGCACTGGCGAACGCCCGGCAGGCGGCGGCGGCCAAGGAGGCCGCGGCCTCGACGGTGTCCGCCGCGCAGAAGGTCGCGATCGCCGAGAAGCAGGCCGCCCTCGCCGCTGCCGAGGCCTCTGCGAAGACGGTGGTCGGCGAGCAGGCACAGGTTGCGGCGAAGAAGGAGGTCGAGGCCGCTACCAAAGCGCTGGCCGACCAGGAGAAGCTTTCGGCCAAGGTGGTCGCCTCCGCGCAGCGGGAGGTGACCGCGGCCAGCCGCGAGGCGGCCGTGGCCCAGAAGGCCGTCAACGACCAGGCCAAGGCGACCAGCGAGGCCTACTCCAACACCGGCAAGCGAATGGCGACCGCCGGCCTGGTGATGGTGGGCGCCTTCGCACTCGCCGAGAAGGCCACGACCGACTTTGATACCTCGCTGTCCGGGGTGAAGGCCGTCGCGAACGCCACCGCCGCACAGATGGACCAGCTGCGCGGCGCAGCGCTGAAAGCGGGCAAGGACACCGTTTTTACTGCCATTTAGGTCGTCGATGCCGAGGGGGAGCTCGTCAAGGCCGGCGTCTCCGTTGGGGACGTCCTGAACGGCGGCTTGAAGGGTGCGCTGTCCCTGGCCGCGGCCGGGCAGCTCAACCTTGCGGACTCCGCAACGATCGCCGCGAACGCCATGAACGAGTTCAACCTGAAGGGTTCCGACGTCGGGCACATCGCCGACGTGCTGGCCGCCGGGGCGAACAAGTCGGCCGCGGACGTCGGGCAGCTGGCCACCGGCATGGAACAGACCGGCCTGGTCGCCGCCCAGCTCGGTCTGTCACTGGAGGACACCACCGCGGTCCTGTCGGCGTTTGCCGACCGCGGCCTGAAGGGCGCGGACGCCGGCACGTCGATGAAGACGATGCTGGAGCGCCTGGCGGCCCCCACGGGCGCCGCGGCGGACCAGATGAAGGCCCTGGGCATTAACGCCTACGACTCCACCGGGAAGTTCGTCGGCATTACGTCGGTGGCCGGGCAGTTGCACGACAAGCTCGGGTCCCTCAGCGAGGCGCAACGGAACTCCGCCCTCCAGACCATCTTCGGGTCCGACGCCATCCGTGCCGCCACGGTGCTGTACAACCTCGGCGGCCAGGGCATGCAGGGCTACATCCAGTCGGTCAACGACTCCGGGGCCGCCTCCCGCATGGCCGGCACCCAGATGGACAACCTGTCCGGTGATCTGAAGCAGCTCAAGGGATCACTCGACGTGGCCCTGATCCAGGGCGGTTCCGGCGCGAACAGCGTCCTGCGCGACCTCACCCAGACGGCCACCGGCGCCGTCAACGCCTTCGCCAGCCTGCCGAAGCCGCTCCAGGAGGCGGCGACCGCCTTCGCCGGCGGCGGCGGCGCGACGCTGCTCCTGGTCGGCGGCATCGCGACGGCAGCCGGAAAGGTCGGCAAGCTGCGCGAGGGCCTGAAGGAGACCGAGGCCGTCGCCGAGGGCTTCAAGGGCGGCATGGCCAGCGTCGGCACGTTCATGACCGGCCCGTGGGGCTTGGCCCTCATGGGGACCGCGGCCGTCGTCGGCGTGTTCGCCAGCAAGATGAACGCGGCGAAGGTCGAGGTGGCCGACTTCACCTCGGCCATCAAGGACGACGGCAATGCCCTCGGCAGCCACACCCAGGCGGCCGTCGCCGCGGATCTGGCCAACCGGCACGTTTACGACAGCTTCAGCAAGCTCGGCGTGTCAATGGGCACCGTTACCGAGGCCGCGATGGGCAATGCGGACGCCATGAAGGCCGTCGAGGCCGCGACCACGGCGGCCATGAAGTCGGGCAGCATCGGCGACAAGGCGGCCCTCGGCAAGAACCTGAACATCATCTTGGCCACCGCCGACGGTTTGCACGCCCAGCAGCACGCCCAGCTTCAGGCGAACGCCGCCACGCAGGACGGTGCCGCGGCCTCGGTTGAGGATCAGACCGCAATGCTTCAGCAGCAGCAGGCCAGCAAGGACGTGGCCGTGGCGAAGATGCGGCAGTCCGCCGCGTCCCGTGCCGCTGCTGACGCCGCGAACGCCGAGGCGTCCGGGGCCTCGGCGGTCACCACCGCGACGAAGGGTTCGGCCGCCGCGCACGGTGCTTCGACGGCTGCGACGAAGGCCAACGAAAAGGCTAGCAAGGCGAACGAGACCGCGGCGAAGGCCGCGGCCAAGGCCGCCACCGAGGCGGCGAAAGCCAAGGCGGCGGACGCGAAGGCCAGCACCGCCGCGGCGAACGCCGCCGATAAGGGCTCCTACGCCAACAGCACCGCCGCGGGTGCCGCGAAGAGCGCGGCCGAGGCGACGAAGGACAAGACGGCAGCACAGAAGGCCGACACCACGGCCAGCAAGGCGGCCGAGACCGCCGCGAAGGACGCCGCGAAGGCCCACGACACCAACGCCCGGGCATCGAAGGGGTCGGCCAGCGCGGCAAGTGCGGACGCACAGGCGCAGGCCGACGCGGCCGAGGCCGCCCGCGAGGCGGCGCTTGACCACCAGATCGGCAGCCAGGCCCTGAAGGACTGGGCCAAGGCGGCCAAGGGCGCCTCCGGCGGCACCGAAACTCTGTCCGGGGCCGTGGGTGACGAAGTGCAGGCGATGAAGGACGCGAAGGACGCCGCCAACGACTTGCACGACGCACTCAACGCCCTGAACGGCGTGCACATCAGCGCCGAACGGGCCGCAATCGACGTCCAGGACAAGATCGCCGCCTTGACGAAGAGCTTCGCCGAGAACGGCAAGACGCTGGACATCAGTACTGAGAAGGGCCGCGCCAACATGAGCGCGGTCCTGGACCTGACCGACGCGATGAACAACCAGGCGACGTCGGTGGCCGAGGAGACCAAGAACGTCGGCGCGGGCAACGCCACCCTGGATGCCTCCCGCCAGGCCTTCGACAAGGTCCTGAAGTCGGTCGGGCTCACCAC